AAAGAAAATTAAAGACAGAATCAGAGAAGAGTTTGATACTGTATTACAACTTCTTGATTTTGAAACTAAAGGTCACGACATCTTTAGACGTTGGTATGTAGATGGAAGAGTCTACTATCACAAAGTGATTGATCAGAAAAATCCAAGACAAGGTATTCAAGAACTGAGATACATTGAGCCAGGCAAAATTCGTAAAGTTAAAGAAACTGAAAAGAAGATTAAGCCAGGCACTAGTGTAGAACACATTCAAACTAAAAATGAATATTATCTTTATAATACTGGTGGATTAAAATCTGGAACTACTGAAGGTATTAAGATTTCTCCCGACAGTATTACATATGTGCCATCTGGTTTAATAGATCAGAATAAAGGTCATGTACTTTCATACTTACATAAAGCAATTAAACCTGTTAATCAACTTAGAATGATTGAAGATGCACTTGTTATCTATCGTATATCAAGAGCACCCGAAAGACGTATTTTCTATATTGATGTAGGTAATTTACCTAAAATTAAAGCAGAACAATATCTTAAAGATGTTATGAGTAGATATCGTAACAAATTGGTATATGATGCATCTACTGGTGAAATCAGAGATGACAGAAATCATATGTCAATGTTAGAAGATTTTTGGTTGCCTCGTAGAGAAGGTGGTCGTGGTACAGAGATTACTACTTTGCCAGGCGGCTCAAACCTTGGTGAAATAGATGATATTCAGTATTTTAAAAACAAACTATTTCGTTCATTGAATGTTCCTGTTTCTCGTATGGAAGCAGAATCTGGTTTTAGTTTAGGTCGTTCAACAGAAATTACAAGAGATGAACTTAAATTTACAAAGTTTGTTCAAAGACTTCGTAAGAAGTTTGTACCACTATTTACAGATATTTTAAAGACACAGCTTGTTCTTAAAGGTGTGATTACTTTAGAGGATTGGAAAAAATTAAAACAACATATTCAGTATGATTTCTTGCAAGACGGACATTTTGCAGAACTCAAGAAAGCTGAGTTGATGGAAGATAGAATTAATGCATTAGGAAGTATTGAATCATACATTGGAACATTCTTTAGTAAAGAATGGGTACAGAAAAACGTACTGAGCCTCAATGAGGGTGAGATTGAAGATATGCAGAAACAAATGAACAAAGAAGCTGGACTTGACCCAGAAGACGGTGGAGTTGATATTCCAGATGGTTCTGATGGTATAACAAGATACCCATCTCAAGATGGTAATGTAATCCCAGCAGATGATATTGAAAAATATGATGACGACTATGAACCACCAGAAAAAAATGGAGATAAAAAATGAGTGCAGAAGAATTTGTAAACGCATTAACTAATAAAGACAATTTAGGAGCAGAAGACGCTTTTAAAACAGCAATGTCACAAAGGATTGGTGACGCATTAGAAACAAAAAGAAAAGATGTAGCTGGTAGTATGATTAAACAACACATACCAGATACAGAGGAAAAAGAAGAAAGTTAATGAAAACTTTAACGCAAGTATATAAATCTTTTCAAGAAAAAGATGAACACAAACAGTCTAAGTCTTATAAGAAACTTTCTCCTAAGATGAAGAGTGCTGTTGATGAAATATTTGCAAAAATGGACTCTAAACCTTCGGATTTCCTAAATACTTTTGAAAAAACAATAAAAGAGATATCTAAAAAATTTAAAGTCCCAGAAAAGGAACTTATGGGATATTTTGAAAAAGAGATGCTAGCATTTTAAGGAGTTAAATAATGGCTTTTACAACAAGAACATTGAGGGATACCATAGTTGGAACTACTGGTAATGGTGGTACAGTTACTATTCTAGTTAATATAGAAGATGACACCACTGCAAACAATGCTATTTTGGATGCATCTGCACTAGACGGACACGCCAATGGTGCTAAATTACACATCAATAGAATTTGGTGGGGATTAACACAAGGTAGTGCTGATGACGATACTGGTCATGTAGACATTCAAGAAAAGGGTTCATCAACTGACATAGTTGCAATTAGACTTGCTGGTACAGGACATTATGATGGTTCTGCTGGTAAAATTGCATCTTCTGCAACAAATGCAGGAGCATCATCTGGTGATCACGAAATGACTTGTTTTGGTACATCTGGATTTGTAATGATCGAATTTAAAAAAGACGAAAACTATACTGCATAGAGGATAGGATTATGGGATACACATTAAAGTTAATATCAGAACATATAGAGCAAGATACTGATTACTTAATCGAAGAAAAAGATGGTAAAAAAGAGTATAAGATTAAAGGTATCTTTATGCAAGCAGATATCAAAAACCGTAATGGTCGTATCTATCCTATGGAAATTCTGAATAAAGAAGTAAAACGGTATAATAAAGAATACATCAACGAGAAACGTGCATTTGGAGAACTGGGACACCCAGACGGGCCAACTGTTAATCTTGAGAGAGCATCTCATATGATTACTGCACTTTATCCTGATGGAAAGAACTACATTGGTGAAGCAAAAATTCTTGGTACACCAATGGGAGAAATTGTAAAAAATCTGATGGACGAAGGCGCTAAGCTGGGTGTTTCATCTAGAGGTATGGGGAGTTTGGACTCTAAAAACGGTGCAAACTATGTGAGAAACGACTTTTATTTGGCGACAGCAGCAGACATTGTTGCAGACCCTTCAGCACCTAATGCTTTCGTAGAAGGTATTATGGAAGGTAAAGAATGGATCTGGAACAACGGATTAATTAAAGAAGCTGAGATTGCACAAATGAAAGATAACATAGAAGAAAACGTAAAGCAAGATAATTCTAAAGCCAACGCTTTAGAGTTTGCAAAGTTTCTTCAAAAGTTATAATTTTATAAATAAATGTAATACTACGAAAAGGAGTAATCCCCATGGCAAATGAATTAGATAAAACCATTGAGGAATTAGAAGCGGAAGTGCTTGGTGAACTAGAAGAAGCCAATGGACAGGACGCTCCTATGAAGTCAGCTGCGCCAGCAGACAAGATTGACACCTCAAAATCCGACTACGAAGATACAGGTAAGGCTGTCGTAGATCCTGAGCAAAAAGACTCACCAGCAAAGAAAATCGCTGCTAAAGCGAAAGAAGTTGGCGGTGATGCACAGCAAAAGGGTGAAGGAAAGCCAGACAAAATGGCTAAGATTAAAGAAGACGCAGACGGTGATGAGTCTGATGAAGACGAATCATCAGCTGAAGAAATGCCCAAAACCAAAATGGAATACATGACTGCTATGAAAGATATGATGGCAGATATGGGCAAAATGAAAAAAGACCAACTCATGGCAACATATGATATGATGAAAAATGCAATGCATGAAAAAGAAGAATCAGATGAGGATAAAGCAAAATCTGAAGCTGTTGAAGCTCGTATGAAGTCTATTGATGTCGCAGAACACGTTGAAGCTCTACTAAATGGAGAGGGTGACCTTTCTGAAGAGTTTAAAACGAAAGCAGCTACTGTATTCGAGGCTGCAGTAAAATCTAAAGTACGTTCAGAAGTAGAACGTATGGAAGAAGAATACACCACAGAACTGGAAGGTAATATAAACGCAACAAAAGAAGAGTTAACTGAAAAAGTTGACACATATCTAAACTATGTTGTTGAAGAATGGATGAAGGAAAATGAACTGGCAGTTGAAAGAGGACTTAAAGGCGAAATCGCAGAAGATTTCATCTCAGGTCTAAAACAATTGTTTGAAGATCATTATGTTGATGTTCCAGACGAAAAGTACGATGTACTTGAAGCACAATCTGAAAAAATTTCAGAACTAGAAGGTAAGATTAATGAAATGATGGAAGCTTCCATTACTCTAAAATCTAATAATGCCGAATTAGTTAAGGAACAGGTAATGTCAGAAGTTTCTTCTGATCTAGCCGAGACAGAAATTGAAAAGTTTAAGTCGCTTATCGAAGATGTAGATTATTCTAATGAAGCATCTTATCGTGAAAAACTAAGCACATTGAAGGAAAGTTATTTCCCTAAATCTGTTACAGTTGTGACCGAAACAATTGATGATGTACAAACTGGCCAAGCACAGGACGTTGATTCGTCAGGTTCAATGGCAGCATATATGTCTGCGATTGGTCGAACTGTCAATAGTGCAAAATAAACAATTTTATAAATAGTAGAAAATAAAAGGAGAAACAAATGTTTCAAACAGAACATCTACAAGAAAAGTGGTCGCCAGTCCTTCAGCATCCTGATCTTCCAGAGATCAAAGATAGCTACAAGCGGGCAGTCACAACAATCATCCTTGAGAACCAAGAAAAGGCTCTAAGAGAAGACAGACAATT